ATAAAGAAGTTAGGACCTTCACGAGTACGATGATAAGTAAAGGAACAGTCTTGTTCATTACCTTCAAACTGTAGTTCTTTCATGTATATACATATGTAATTAATTAACTAACGCAGCTGTACCCTATAACACGGATCTCAACAGTAATTACATACATAGTAATACGATGAGATAGATGTTATTTAGAACAAGTACAAGTTAATGTGTCAGTGTTAGTTGGGTTTTAATAGTGCTTACAGAATGGACTTCACCTATGTCCATTAATAAAGAGAGGAAAGATTGTCTCCTTCCTCTAGTCCTGAGAAGCTAGTCCACCCTCTATCTCCCCTGTATACGTGTGGGACCGCTCTTAAACCCAGTTAGGGACTGAGGTTTGGGAGTTACGTCTAGCTAGTTGTCTTTGGTCTTTATCGAGACCTAAAACGAGGTGATTAGCGGAGCCTTGGGGGTCTTCTATAGAGGAGCGAAGCATGTCATTCCAGTCATCACGTTTACGCATATTGACTTGTTCTTGAGCGGAGATAGACATTGCATCAGTAAAGTATTGGATACCTTGGCTAAGGCAATCAAGTCTGTCATCGTGTTTAACAGCACCTTTTTCCCGGCACATGCGGCTCATTTGATAGAAGAGCATGTAGAGGAGTCTTGATTCTGGGGCTGCGTCTTTGTTGGAGTTGTAGTCCCAATCAATAACAGAGCGATCCACAACAAGGCGGTGCTGGTTAAGAATGGGTTCCATGGTGTCAATGATTCTTTGTTCTTTCCGTACGGTGGCTCGGATTTCTTCGACATCAATACCTTGTTTAGTTTGTAGTAGGTGTTTTTTAAATAGTTCAGCGACGATACCGTCACCAAAGTTAGTTTCGATTACAAGTTTAGTAACGTTAAATTTTTTACAACCTCTTAGAATATCCAAGAGTGTGTTGTCACTGTATCCATCTCTGTAAGCACGCATTTCGTGCAAGTACAAGAAACCGTTCCGTTGGGAAATAAAAGCTGCTGCTGTTTCATCCGTGCCACGGCCCGATGGGTCAACCGAGCAGATTGTTTCTTGGTAAGGAAGCCATTCGCCTTGGAGTTGCATTGGAGAGTAGAAATAATCTCCAGGAAGACCAACTGTTGGGAGATCCTTGATGCAGTTCCTTGGGTCTGAGCACCAGACGATGGAGTCAGGAGCAGTATCGGGATTAACGGAAGTAACGATAAGGTCTGCCATTTTAAGTGGGAACTTTTCAGCGTCACTAAGGGAGGTATCAAGCATGAACTGAAGCATGAAATTGCTTCTGCCCATTGCTGCTTCACGTTCAATAAGGTCTTCATCATTAAATCTGTCAGGGTCAGTTACATCCCATTTATCAGCACCTTGATCAATATCTTCTTGTAATTGAGGAGCTATGAGCCCTTCGTAGTTGGATAGAGAGCGGGGGAAACGTGCTGGCCATACGAATGGCCTATAGTTACGTTCAGCAAGCTTCCTGTAGACAGTGAAGACTGTTTGAGGAGTACCTAAGTACATGATGCGAGAGTCTTCCTTAGGAGTGAGGATTGATTCAGCTTCAGTACAAAGTTGCAGTAGTTTTTCGCGCATCATTTCAGTCATTGAGTTACCAGGAACTTCAATGTCGTCAAGGATCATTAAGTCAGCGCGAGAGCCGGTCAGTTGGCCAGTAATCCCGACAGACTTGACGGAAGGTGCTTGGTGGGGAGAACAAAGAACATCGAAGCTGATACGCGACCAGCGTGAGTCGTCTGATTTGGGTTGTAAGTGTTTTAACCAAGGTGTTTCTATAATCAGTTTTTGTAAAAAGATAGACATGTTGTCTGCACGCTCTTTGGAAGCGGAGATAATCATGATCTTCTTTTCTGGGTCTTTAAATAGTGTCCACAACACGAAGGCACCAGTAATCCACGATTTACCGATTCCTCGGAAAGCTTGAATCTGTAAGCGTTTAGGACCGTGTTGTAGGTAGTCAGCGATAGCGTATTGAGCGCGAGTCGGCGTAGGAAGATCGAGTTGTCCCCACAGAGCTTGTAGGAACAACTTGAAGTCATCTTGTAACGCCTCTAGGACGTTTGTCATGTATTTCCACTAATGGATAGATTAGCGAATCGTTGCGGTGATTTTAAAATAATTTCCTTCTGCTCTTTATAGGGTAAATGTCCAAATTCTTTTTTAAATACTTCCATTCGTCGTGCTATGACGCCGTTAATGATTTCTTCATCTTGAATGGCAAGTTGAATCATTAATTCAAGTCTGTCTTTTTTAGGCAAGTCTTTAATATATTGTCCATGTATTTTATCTAAGGATCTATTCTTTGAATTAATTTCTATTCCATAATCTTGGCGTAGTTTGTCTGCAAGTTTATGGATTTCATCATGGTCTGTACTGAACATACCTTCTTTGCGACCACCTTTGCTTAGAACTCCGTCATACACTGACTCAAGATTTTCTTTTGTATTTCCAGGGTAAAATCCTCCAGTCTTTAACATACTCCTCCATTCTGAGGCTTCTTTTGCAGTTAAGCCTGTCATAAATGCCGTTTGATCTTGAATTCCCATGCGGTGATGTGGAACCATAAATGTTGGCGATTGTCGATTTAATGTTTCAGGGGTTTGTCCACGTTGTGCCGCTAAATATTCAGGTCTATTTTCCATTCGTATGGCAAGACCTTTTACTCCAGCCTGTACATCTCCTGTAACCCCGCGAAAGTCTGCGTTGTTTGTCAATTGCTGACGTGTTGGATATAAATTATTATCTACATATTCATCACGTTGTTCTTTAGTAAATTTTGCTCTTACCTTTTTAGGTTTTGCAGCGGCACCGATGTTTCTACCTTCAGCAGGCAGCATTGGTAATGCTTCTTCTATTGCTTGTCGTCTTGTTACTCTTGGTGCTGAGTATCCGCTTTTTCTAAACTCTGCCCTATTAGCTAACGAATTACTTGTTAGTGATAAGGAAGCTCTTCCAGCAGTAAAACCAACTGCTACTTGAGCAGGAGTTTTTAATAATGATGGCTCTATAGTTTGCCCAGTCGTTGCTTTAGATACAGCATTTACAGCGCCTGCTAATAAATTTCCAGGTAGATCTAGAACAGCATCTCTTCCTTTTTTTAAGCCTTGTTCTGCCGAATCAATTATGTTTTGGCTTGTATTTAAATAACCAAGATTGTTTTGCTCATTGTATTTTGCAATTTTTTCTTTTGCTTCATTATTTAAGCGGATATATCCATTTATTAATTCAACTCCTTGTTTAACTACTGGCAATTCGCTAACTGTTTCAGCTACATTGCTGATGCTGTTTGTTAAATCTGTGCTCCATTTATGATGTTGAGACATAAAAAAAAGCCCCCTTGCGGGGGCGTGTAATTAATTAGTTGTTCAGTACTTTTTTTTCTTTTTCTTTTTCGGCTTGTAGCTTGCGATTTTCAGACCGTGTCCCTTCTTATGCATTTTTAATTGATGTAGTCTGAGATTAATTGTTCACGTAGTGGGTTATATCCAAAGGTTGCCCTCATCCACTTAACCCAGTGTTTACTTCCTTTATCCTGATTGCATCTGGTACAGGCTGGTACGACATTCGTATTGACATCTTCACCACCAAGAGTGCGAGGATGTACATGGTCCAGAGTAAGTTGAGATAGTTCATAAGTTTTTCCGCAATAAACACATGTGCAGCCAAAGTGTTCTTTGATACTGCGCCTCCAAAGGCGCTTGGCTTCAGAGGATGTCATGGTTATTAGGTTGTAAAGGTAATGTTCAGGAGTTGGAAGTAAGGGAGTCATGCGTAACTAGATGTTTTCAAACGTGGTCTACGGCGATTCTTAGAAGGACTTTCTAATTTGCCTTTATTAGGACCAGTATGAGAAGCATCTTTACCGTCACCATTGCCATAAGTACCGAGTTTTCGATTTAACTTGTTGGCAGCGGTACGGATCTTTAAACCCTTTTCTGTTTTGTTGTAGCGTGCTTGCTGCTTATTCCGTTTAGCCCTTGCTTTCGGATTATTTTTATAGTATGTAGAACTACTTCCGGCCATAAAGTCTGCTCTGTACAAGTTCAGGATCTACTTGAGGCATAACGCTGGCTAGTTTTGACAACGGGTTGCCTTCAACAGCAACGCCACTAATGTCATTTTTTGCTAACCAATCACAAGCTGCCTTTAAGTCTTGAGTCGTAGCCTCACCAGCTTTAATACGTGTAAGGAATTCTTTTGTAACTAGATTATGCAGTTCATTAAACTGATCTTCAGTCGCTTTCTTTTTTGACACTTGCTTTCTTAGCCTTTGGTTTTTTAACTACAGGTGTTTCAATTGTATATCGTGTTTCTCCTTGCTGGTGATCAAGGTGTGATTCAGCCTTTGCTGCCTGTTCAGCAGTTTCGTATGTGCCCAACACCTTTTCAGTGAAGAGATCGACAAGTTTATAAGTCATTTAGTTATTCCTAAGGACAATTTGGTCTAGTTTGTTTTCAATACGCACCATATGATCTTCCATACGCTGGACCATGACTGATAAATCAGCTTTAGATACATAGTCCTGAGCCACGTTAAGTTCAATAGCGTCG